TGGACAGCATCTTGTCTGCCCAGAGAACAAAATTCCTATTGCATTAGGAGTTGCAGCAACTAAGATCAAAGGTTCTCAGTATGTACAAGGACCTGCTTTGTTTGGTGCTGATAAGAAGTTTCCGACTCCTTATGCTACGGTGATGATCACACCACCAGCACATAGTGGATTACCTACCTTAGTTCCTGGTGCAACTGCTTTTGGACCTGCGAGTAATCCATTTTCACTAGCAGTATCTGGATCCTCTGCTTTCCTTGGTAGAGTTGAAACAAATTCTGATGTGATTGTTGGTAAAAGTCTTGGTGCTCAAGGTGACATTGTTTCCAATTGTGGTGCTCATATTCTCTCTGCTAAGAAAAACTTTGATATTCCTCACCCAACGAAGGAGGGATGGAGACTTCGCCACACTTGCCCCGAAGGACCATCAAATGACGTATACTTCAGAGGGAAGATTAGAAATAAAGACAAGATTTATCTTCCAGAATATTGGAAAGAACTTGTTGATCCCACTACTATTACAGTTAACTTGACACCAATTGGCGCACATCAGAATGTAATAGTAAAGAGAATAGGAGAGAATATAGTTCACTTACAAGCAAATGGTGGACTACCTATCAACTGCTTCTTCCATGTATTTGGAACTAGAAATGATGGAGAGAGACTCATTCCAGAATATGAAGGAGAATCTCCTGCAGATTATCCAGGCAATAATGATGAGTATTCAGTTTCTGGATACCATTACGATACTAAGGAGAAATAATCATGTCAGATCTTGCTTTTACACCTGAATTTGATTCAGCAAAATGTTCAGATGGATCAATTACTGGACCATATTCAACTAAGTTTGATTATATTGTAAAGCACTCAACTGGTGAAGGAAGTTATGGAAGATCTGCTCAGGTGGGAGATTTTTCAATAACTCCTTGCCAACCATATCTTCATTACAATGTTAATGTTGGAAACTTAAAGATAGATAAAAATATTGAAACTGTTGTCAATATCAATTCTACTGGTAACATAACTTGTGCTAACAATGTTACAGCGTCAACTTTCACTGGAAATTTGACTGGTAATGTCAATGGTGTTGCGAGTGGAAATAAACTATTTGATATTCCTCATGTAAAACAAAAAGGAAAAAGAATTCGTCATGTTATTGCTGAGGGTCCAGAAGCAGGAATCTATGTTAGAGGACAACTTAAGAATAAAAATGTGATTGAATTGCCAGAGTATTGGGACGGACTCATTGATCCTGAAACTATTACCGTTACCATGACTCAGATTGGTTATTCTCAAGATCTTATTGTTGATAAGATTGAGTGGGGTAAGAGAATTCTAGTTAGATCTGGAAATGGTGCAAACATTCACTGTTTCTATGAAGTATGGGCTGCAAGATGGTTAGACCCAATGGATCATGATAAAACACTTCATGTTGTTTATGATGGAGAAACTCCTGATGATTATCCTGGAGGCAATGAAAACTTCCTAATTGGTGGTTGGGATTATGACCGCAGAGAAACCAAGTGGAGGAGTGACAAATGAGTATCAGTGTAGGAATAGTAAGTGACCGCTCTTTTTTACAACAACAAAATCTTGACATTGTAGAATATAGGAACAGGGCAATTGGTCTTGCCAGTGATTATTTCGTCCCAGCAAAAGAAATTGATGAACTTATAATTACTGAGTTTGATAAAACAACTGTATCACTAAATGCTCTGGTAGAAATTGGAGGAACAACAGGAATAGGATCAACATGCTATTCCTCAGATACAACATATTTTGCTACTCACTATGGGGATATTGTGAGTGGTATTGGAACAACCACAGGAAACAATACAGGAATTGTAGGCATTGGATCAACACAAGTCATTGCTTTTGGGCAAATTAATTTAGATTCTCTGCAAGTTTATAGATATCCAAAAATTGAAAATGATACTCTTGACGCAGACACTGATAATCCATTTAGTGGTGAAGGTGCTGTAGGGCTAGGAACAACTAATGCAGGAATTGGTGTGACTACCGTTTATACCAGAGGTGGGGGTGGAGTTGCAGGAACTGTTTTTGCATTTGTTGCTAACTGCAATAATGCTGGAATCGCTGCCAGTATTGGAATTGTCACCACTCGTTATTTGACCATTGAATCTGCTGGGATAGGATCATTTGTTAATGCCGTTAACTTGGTTAAGAGTGAAAAAACTGAATATCAATTCCATCGTTGGTCATATGATAGAAAGATTGCAACAAACAATGTTGGCATCACTTCACTCACCAGTGTTCTTGGCATCATAACTGGAACCGATTTTGGTGGACCATACTAAGGTCTTGACACAGACTTTTTTCCGTTGTATAATATGGGGGTAGTCAAGCAAACCACATGCAAGAAGATTTCCTTTCCCGCTGCGTCGTTGATCCAGTAGCACGCAAGTTCTATCTTTACTCTGAACAAGGTGATGAAAAGATTGTAGACTGCGAAACAGTTGATCAATTCATGTCTGTTCTTGAAATGGTGCGTGATAAGTGTGATGATGATGTCCTTGCGTATGCTGACCCTGTGTGAGGGAAAAACGACCTTTAATTGCAAAAAAGGGGGGAAAAATTTTCGGCAAAATTTTGACTCCCTTACCTTTTTTGCTCCCTTAGCAATCTGGTGAATGCAGCATTTTTATAAATAGGTGTATGTATGTATTCATAACTATGATTGCTTGTAAATCTTGTGGTAAGGAAGTTCCACAAAGTCTCCGTAAAGGTGGGCGAGCAAAACTTTATTGTAATGAAAGTTGTCGTGCTAAATGGAGGTATAAAAACGATCCTGTAATCAAAGACAGGAACACTTATACCGAACAAAAAGCAAGAGGTTATTCCAATAAGTGGAAAGCACTTCAATACAAAGGTGGTAAGTGTCAAACTTGTGGTGAAGATAGACCCGCAACTCTATGTTTTCATCACAGAGACCCATCCCAAAAAGAATTAAAACTTGACGGGAGAAATTTCGCAAATCGTAAATGGGAACTCATTAAAGAAGAAGTTGATAAATGCGACCTTCTTTGCCACAACTGCCATAATATGCTACACTATGGAAGTAGTTGGGAAGAGTTCCTAATTGAGCAGGTTTACCAATCTGGGAATGGAGCGAACTCATAATTCGTCATAAGGTGGGTTCGATTCCCTCAACCTGCATCCGCGAGTATGGTGGAATCGGTAGACACACCGAATTTAAAATTCGTTGACTATTACAGTCGTGCCAGTTCAAGTCTGGCTACTCGCACTAAATAAACGAAAAATAAAATATCATGAAATACCAAATAGATACCGCTTATTGTTGGTATAGTAAAAAGAAGACAATCGTCTTAATGTATTTCATTAATCAAATTCCGTTTACTTTTGATGAATTGCCGCATCATGCACTTCATACCACTGAGGTTGTAGAAGCGGCAAATGGGGAGAGAACCTTTGAACCAGAAGACCTATATAAAGCGTCTATGTATTTGATTGCAGAGGAATGTCATCCGATGCTTTTTGAGTTAGAATTAGATAATCCAGAACTACTGCCTGTAGATTGATTGCCAACTTAGCTCAGCTGGATAGAGCAGGGTTTTTGTAAAGCTCAGGTCAACGGTTCAAGTCCGTTAGTTGGCTTATTGGAGGAGTGTTATGAAGATTAACTTATGGTATTCTAAAAGCATGTCACAATGGCGTTGGACTTTGTGTGAAGAATTAAGAAATGGAGTAACAAAAACAGGAGATTGTCATTCTGGTCAACGTCCCATTTTAAGAGATGCCATGGAGGACGTTGTTAATACTGTAGAATATATCTTAGAGAAAAAAAGTGAAAAGTGATTTTTATATTGATAGAGTAGACAAAGAAAGTTGTAAACGTCTACTGTATAATTACCATTACTTAAAAGACGAATCAAAAGACTTTAAGTCCGGATATAATTATGGACTTTTTAGAAACTCCGACTGGGACTGTCCTCTTAATATCGGTGGGTGTCTTGCCGTTTGTATTTTTACTGGGCTCCCTGTTCCAGAAATTGCCAAAGGAGCATTCGGACTAGAGAGAAACCAGCAAGAAGGTTTATTTGAACTTTCTAGATTATGTGTAGATCCAGAACTTCAGAAAGAAGAGTACAATATTACCTCATGGTTTGTCAGTCGTTGTATCAGAAAATTTAGAAAAGATACTAATGTTCGTGCTATTCTAAGTTATGCTGACTCTGCTCACCATTCTGGAATTATCTACCGTGCTTGTAATTTTGACTATTACGGATTAAGTGAATCCAAAAAAGATTTTTATTTTGCTGACGGAACAAAACATTCCCGTGGACCTATGAAAGGTCGAGAAGGTGAATGGAGAGAAAGAAGCAGAAAGCATAGATATTTGATGGTTTTTGACAAAAAATTAGAGGTCTCGTGGGAACCTGAAAAGTATGCTACTATATAATGTATCCGTGTGAAGGAAGCACGCAATTTGTGCTAATTAAAACCTCTCTTAGGGGAGGTTTTTTTATGGATAAATAATCCATAACAGAACTTATAGTGTTTAGATAAGATGGGTCTTTCAAGATTAGAGAATTTTCTTAAGAATGCACGTGGTAATATCCTATATGTAAGTCCTAATGATCTGGATTCTACAGATAGCGTAGAGAATAAAGGTAATTCACTCACCAGACCTTTTAAGACTATTCAACGTGCGCTGATTGAAGCAGCAAGATTTTCGTATCAGCGTGGTCTGAATAACGATAGATTTGGTCAAACCACTATTTTATTATATCCTGGTGACCATGAGATTGATAACAGACCTGGATTTATTCCAGACGGAGCAGATAACTATAGACTTCGTGGTGGTGGCACAAGCAATAACTTACCTGCATGGGATCTGGAGACCATATACGATTTAAACAACCCAGATAATGCCCTATTCAAGATGAATAGTATCTACGGGGGTGTAATTGTCCCTCGTGGCACTTCTATTGTTGGTCTTGATCTAAGAAAGACCAAGATTCGTCCAAAATATATTCCAAACCCAGATAATGATAACATTGAAAGATCTGCTCTGTTTAGAGTAACTGGTGCTTGTTATTTCTGGCAGTTTAGTATATTTGATGCTGATCCAACAGGAGTCTGCTATAAAGATTATACCGACAATACTTTCGTACCAAACTTCTCCCACCACAAACTAAGCTGCTTTGAGTACGCTGATGGTGTTAATAATGTCAGCATAAAAGATAGTTTCAATACTTTCACTGCGGCAAGAACTGACCTTGACATGTATTATGAAAAGGTTGGTTTGGTATATGGAACTGCTAGTGGAAGAGAAATTGAACCAGATTACCCATCTACTTCAATTGATATTCAACCTAAAATTGATGAATATCGTATCGTTGGATCTACTGGACAAAGTGTTGGAATCTCCAGCATCAAAGCAGGAGATGGATCAACTCCATCCACTACTATTACTGTAACAACAAATTCAAGTGTAACTGGTCTTGATGTTGACACTCCAATCAGAATTAGTGGTGTTACTGCGTCTGGATATGATGGTCAATTTGTTGTTGCTGAAAAAGTAAGTGCCACTCAGGTCAAATATGAGGTTCAAAACGCTCCTACCAACGCATTACCATCTGCAACAGGTTCTACTTTAACATTACAATCGGATACTGTTACATCAGCATCTCCTTATATCTTCAACCTATCTCTGCGTTCTGTCTTCGGTATGTGCGGTATGCACGCTGATGGTGCGAAAGCAACTGGATTTAAATCCATGGTTGTGGCTCAATTCACTGGTATCAGTCTCCAGAAGGATGATAGTGCATTTGTAAAATACAACACAACAACAGGTGTATATCAAGATAGCACATCACTCAGTAATCTGAGTACAAACTCTAGAGCAGTTTATAAACCTGCCTACAAAACTTTCCACATTAAGAGTTCAAACAACGCCGTTATTCAGGCAGTTTCTATCTTTGCTATCGGATATGCAGAACACTTTGTGGCAGAGTCCGGTGCTGACATGTCCATCACCAACTCTAACTCTAACTTTGGATCACATGCTTTAGTTTCTAAAGGATATAGAGATGCTGCATTCTCTCAAGATGATCAGGGATATGTCACTCATATAATTCCACCAAAAGAAGTACCAATCACTGAGACTGCAATTGAATTTAATGCAATTGACGTTGAAAAGACTGCTGGTATAGGATCTACAGCACAACTTTATCTCTACCAACAAACAAACGCAGACGTTCCACCAGAGAACGTATTAGAAGGTTTTAGAGTTGGTGCAAGAACAAGCGATCAATTGCACGTTCTAGTTCCCTCTGGAGGAACTTCTGTTGAATTCAAATCACGTATTGTGATGCAGAATTCGCAATCAAGTTCAGAAAAGAAATTTACAGTAGCACAAAGTGCTGCAGGTATTAATAGTATTACCTCTAATACTATTAAGTTAACATCAACTCATACTTTTGAAAACGGAGAATCTGTTAGAGTTTTCAGCGACAACGGCAGACTTCCTGATGGTTTAGATCCAAACACTGTTTACTTTGCTATCACTGATGATAATACTGCAGCTGGTATTAGTACAAATGTCGATATTCAACTTGCTAAAACAGAGACAGATGCAAAGAATGCTGCAGAACTAACCATTAACAATCTTGGTGGTAAGTTATCCATTGTAAGTAGAGTATCCGATAAAAACTCTGGTGATGTTGGACACCCTGTTCAGTATGACACAGTAGAAAACCAATGGTATGTTAAAGTTGCAAGTGCAAGCACAGAGAACCAAATTTATAATGATGTCGTTGTTGGTCTCGGAACAACTGCATTAGGAAGTGCAACTCCAAGATCTTATATCAAGAGAAAAGGTGATACAAGAAACGCAATTGATACAATATATCGTGCCAGATATGTCATCCCAGCATCAATTGGTGGTGTTGTTGCTCGTCCACCACAAGATGCGTTTGTTTTACAAGAGTCTAGCACTTCAATTGGATCAACAACTTCTGAAGTTGAAAAGTATTTTGGATCAGGATCTCTTTCAAACGTCAACCAATTAAGAAATCCAAGATTTATTGCTGGTGCATCTTGGTCATCAAATGTTGCCAAAATTACCACAGAACTTCCACACGAATTAAACGTTGGATCTCAAGTTAATATCGTTAATGTTACAAGTTCCAATAACACAGCTGGAACTGCAGGAACAGGATTCAACGGAACATATGTTGTTTCTGGTATTAGTAGTGCAAAAGAATTTTCAATTGGAATTAGTACTGATCCAGGAACATTTACAAATGACACCTTAACTAGAGATATTAATTTACCTCACTTTAGTAGGAAGAAGTATCGCACTAATTTTGTGGTTCAAGGTGCTAATGAAATTCAACCACTCATTAGTGGACAACAAGATGGTGTATACTATTTGACTTTACTTAATGCATCAAATAGTCCAGCAACTTCTCCTTTTACTGCCAGTGAGTTTGCACAACCGATTGTAAATTTATTCCCACAAAGAGATAAAGACACTCCTTTATCTGATCCTGAGGAAAGTGCATCTCTTGCTATCTCCCAAACGATTGGTGAGGTTGTTGTTGATGATGTTAAGAAGAGTATTACAAGAGAAACCATCAACAAGTTTATCAATGATACTGATGTTGGTGTTGGACTTACAGACATAGTATCAGGAGTAGGTAGATCAACACACACAATTCATACTGAAATTGATCACGGATTCAATGGTGTTGTTCGCGCAAGTATCGCGAGTAGTGGTGCAAACTATGGAACTGGTGCTGAAGCCACTTACTTCAATGCACGACTGATATCTATTGGCAGTTCAACAACTGGTGAACATGCTACGGCAAAAGTTGATGTTGCTGCTAGTGGAGGAATTACTGCAATCCAAATCATGGATGGTGGTAGTGCTTATGGAATTGGTAATACCATGCACGTTGTTGGTATCGCAACAACAGGCGTAACACATACACCTGCAGTCGTTACCGTTACTTCTATTTCCAATAATGTTGGTGATGTTATCAGAATCAGTGGAGTAAGTTCTGAATCCAATAAACCATATAATACTCTTTACAGGTTGACAGGGTTAGAAGTTGGTGCGGCGAAGAGTTTCGTCGTTAGTGGAGATATATTATCTGGTGTAAGCACCACTGGAATTGGAACTAACGTACTAGCAAATGCCACAGCATATCTAACTGGTCAAGCATTGGGTATTAGTGCATTTGCATTCGATCCTACTTCTGGTATTGCAACAGTAACAACAAGCACCAACCATGGATTGAGAGTCAACAACAAGATTAGAATTTCAACTGGTATCTCAACTTTAACTGCATTTAATAGCGACTTTGTTATTAAAGAAAATATCAGTTTGACTCAGTTTAGTGTTCTGGTTGGTTCTGGAGCAACTAACACAACATCTGTCACTGGTTCTTCCATGTTTGCATTACGTGGAGGTGTTCAATCTAATGATGGTATTCCAACCATTGAGAATGAGAGTCTTAATGGTAGAATGGTTCCACAATATGCAGGAATCACCACAACACTTTCATCTGGTATCTCTGATGCAACATCAGAAAGTATTAGTCTGACAGGTGTTGCAGATCTTGGACTCATGATTGGTGATTACCTCTCAATTGATGATGAGATTGTTAGAATCAAAACCGCTCCTGCTAACCCAGCATCTAACCCAGTTACAGTATTCCGTGCTGCACTTGGAACAAGAGCGGTCACACACGTTAACGGATCAATAGTTCGTAAAATCAAACCATTCCCAGTTGAACTGAGAAGGCACTCTATTAACAGAGCATCTGGTCATACTTTTGAATATGTTGGATTTGGTCCAGGTAACTACTCAACTGCTCTTCCTGATAGACAAGACAGAAGCATATCCTCTAGCGAGGAGTTGTTAGCACAAACTATTAAAGAGTCTGGTGGTGTTAACTTCTTCACTGGTATGAATGACAGAGGTATTTCATTCTCTGGTAATAAGAAGTTAAGTAGTGTCACTGGTCAGGAGGAAATCTTTGATAGTCCAATCAGAACCACAACTGGTGAGGATATTTCAAAGAACAAGTCAATCAATATACTTAACGTAACTGATGGAGTTGTCGCAAATACTCTTCGTGTTGATGGTGGTGCAGAAGGTAAGTCAGCATCAGAATTTACTGGTCCTGTAATCTTCACTAACAAAATTACATCTACATCATCTAAGGGTATTGAAGCAAGTTCCGTGTTTATTCAAGGAGACTCTACAGTTTCCCGTAAGCACACAGTTGGAATTGCAACTCCAACCACTGCAGGAACTCCAGGTGATGTAGTTTACTATGAGAACCCAGAGCAAGGAAAATATGTTGGTTGGGTCTACACCGTAAACCAAGATTGGAAGAGATTTGGTAACGTAAGCCTGTCTAAGGATGCTGACCAATACTTGTTTGATCAAGTTGGAATCGCAACTACAACTCTTTCAAATTCTACTCTCAGAGTTGGAGCAGGTTCAAGTCTCTTTGCTGTTGACGGAGATGGTGTTGGAATTGGAACTACCGCAAACGGTAAAGCATTGCGTGTTGTTGGTGATTCTGACTTTGGTGGCAACATAAATGTCGGTGTTATCACTGCGACGTTCTTACATGGTGACGGAAATAATCTGACAAACTTGAATGCAACTGCAACAGGTTGGCAACAAGTAGCATCTGGACTTGGAACTGGTATTTACAATAGTGCTTTTACTGGAGCAAGTCCAACCACTGCAAACGTTGGTGTTGGAACGAGCGTTCCAGAACATAATTTACATGTCGGTAACGCCGGTCTTGGTAGAACTGCACTATTTGTTGAGGGAGGAATATCAGTATTCAACTCAGGAATTGCAGCGACTGATATATCTGTCAGTGGTATCATCACCGCAGACAACTTTAAGTTAAATAATGGAACTTCTGGTCAAATTAATGCTGGTATTGTTACAACTGGAGACTTGGTTGTCGGAACCTCTGGAACAGTTCTTACAACATCTTCTGCGCGAATTGGTATTGGCACGGCCAGCCCAAGAGCAAAACTTGATGTTAATGATAGAGTTCGCCTCAAGTCATATTTTGAGGAGGTCAGTGCAGTTACCAGTTCTTCTGGTAATGTCAATCTTGATTTACAAATTGCACAAAACTTCACGATCACAACAACTGAGGAAATCACTCAATTCACGCTTCTAAATACTCCTGATGATGTTACTACATTCACAATCAAAATCACTCAAGGAAGCACTGGTCGCAACGTTGGTATAGACACGTTCAAAAATGATGGTGGTAATGACATACCAGTTTATTGGCCAGGTGGAGTTCTCCCTGTGGTTACCGTGGGTGCAGGAAAATCAGACATCTATTCGTTCAAATCATTTAATGGTTGTACCGAACTTTACGGAGTAGTTGGAGGACAGAACTTCGGATGAGTTTAAATCAACAATGGGATGAAACTCCCACTAAGTTATTCCTAAATGGACCATCTCTGTCTTTCACGTCAGAACCATCTAGTGCTACCATAAATCACACCAGTAGCGGTAGTTTTATTGGAGTTGCTACTGCTACTTTCCCAGAGTCTGTTACAGATGCAGAAAGTGATGGTGCGATTCAGTATCAATGGTATCGTAGATTAGCAACAGAATCCTCTTTTAGTGCTCTCAGTGCAGGATCAACTTTTTATTCTGGACAAGACAGCACCACTCTTAGCATAGATTATGCATTGAGTCCTGATCAACATAATAGTGAATATTATCTAGAATCTTCGTATCTTCCAATCTCTCGTGATGATAATGAAAAAACTAGTGGTGATGCAATCAATGAACCGATTACATCTGGAATTGCAACTCTTTCAATTAATCCTGGTCTTTCTCTCCCAACTCAACCATCAGACCAAACGGCAGTTATTGATAGTAATGCCACTTTTACTGTTACACCTGTCTTAACTGATACAACTCAGGGTGATGTATCATATCAATGGAGTTTAAATGGAAGTGAAATTTCTGATGGAACTGTTACAACAACATCAACAAAGGACAACTCTAATACAAAATATTTAACCACAAACACCAATGATGGCGAACTAACCGTAGAAATTCCAGACGATGCGACCGATGTTAGAATAGAAATACAAGGTGGTCGTGGAGGAAGCGGCGGTAATTATCAAAATGGAACTGGTGGTGGAGGAGGATATGGAGCAAGAGGAACATTTACTCTTCCTGATGGAGGAAGAGAGTTAAAACTATACATAGGAACCGCTGGAGCAACTGGCACACGTGGTGGAAATGACACCAATTTTACTATACTTAAAGGTGGAGAGGGAGGATCAGGAAATTCATCTGGAGGTGGAGGAGGATCGGGATCTTTCGTTTATGATGCCACACTAGGAGAATTCATCATCGCTGCTGGTGGTGGAGGAGGAGGTGGAGGAGGAGCCCAAAACTCTGGAACCTCTGATGGAGGATCTAATGCTGGAGGATTTTCTGCATTAAGTTCCTTAGATCTTGATAATGCTAATGATACTGAAGCAGATGGTCAAGATGGTCAAGACATTTCCTCTGGTGGAGGAGGTGGAGCAGGAGGATCAGGATATAGAGGTGGAACTGCTGGTAGTGCTGGTGGAAATATTGCGCCACCGCCACCACCACCTCCGCCGCCACCGCCACCGCCGCCACCACCTCCTCCACCTCCACCGCCGCCGCCACCGCCACCGCCACCTCCTCCACCGCCACGGAGAAGGAGGAGAAGAAGAAGAGGATCAATTATTTGTAAGAATCTTGCTACCCTTGGATATTTCAAGGACAAGGAGATGAATGATGCCGATCAGCGGTTTGCAGTTTGGTTGAAGAAGAATGATCCTGTAGCATATGATGGTTACATCGTCTGGGCAAGAACTGTCGTTGATCTAATGGATGGTGGTGGTCCAGAATCTTTCAGAAAGATTACATTCTTCTGGGAGAGAGATGATGATAAGAGAATCTATCTCCAACAAAAACTAGTATGTTATTATATGGATAGTCTTGCTAGACCTTGGGCAGAAGAAATGGCATATCGTATGGATGCCAAAGGGTATGAGAAATCAAATCCTGCCGGTAACTTAATGATGCAGATTGGAATACCATTATGCCGTTGGGTTGGTAGAGCAAAGAGTGATAAGAAGATGAACCAGACTCTTAAAGTCTTCTTGATATGGAAAATTGTCACTATCTTATTACTGTCTACTGGCACTATTTCTGCAATTGATTCTTTGTTAAATAAGATTAAACGATTATTTAAATAATGGATCTTAGTAATCTTCGCAGTAATTTTGACAATTGTGTTATCTACAATGCAATTGTCAAAAATGATAACCCATATGATGATTGGGAAGTTGACTATCTCATAGGATTTTCTAAAAATGGTTTAGATTCTGTGGTAGAAGAATACTACCGCAGAGGTGAAAAAATTATAAACAAAATGAGAGAATTAGGTGTTGATACAGAAGAGAACTGGATTGAGATTGATGAAACTTTTGTAGATCCCATGGTTGAAATTATTGAGGCAGATCAAGAACTAGTTGAAGTGTACAGAAAAATCCAACAAATGTTAACCGCATTAGAAGTAAAATACGAGGTATCTTAAGATGGCAAAAGCAGGCGGTGGTGGAGGAGGAACTAGCAGATTTAGATCAACAACTACAGGTGGATCTATAACTAAAATAAATGAAGCAATTGATGGAGTTAATCCTTTTATACAAGTTTCATATAAAAAAACTAGTGTTAGTGGTGAAACAGTCACTGAAACAACCACTGTTTCAGGAACTGATACTGATACTCTGACTATAAAGTGTGATTCTGTAAAAACACAAACAGTTTCTTGTGAAATAAATGGATCTTCAATCCCCACCACTCCAACGAGTATTACCTCTGATGATGCAAATTTCTATACTATCAGTCAAAGTAACTTAGAATCATCAGAAGTTGTTTTAGAAACAATCAATGATTCAACGGGAGATTTCTCTGTATCTACCACAAATCTTTTCCAAAAAAATCTACAAGTAGATGTAAATGATGATAATTATCTAAATTCTTTTGTCATTTATTCCACTAAAGATGTCCCCGTAAGAATTACACTCGATGGTGCTGGGGGGAAAGGCAATAGTAACCATCGTGGTGGCAAAGGGGGAAGAACTATTTTTGATTATACTCTCCTTGCAAATACTGAATATGTGTTAAAACTTGGCAAAACCGTTGGTCCTGCTCAATCATCTGGCGGTGGTGGCCCTGCTGCATACTTTTATGAGCAAGGAACTTTATTAGTTTGCTCTGGTGGCGGTGGAGGTGCTGGCACTGCTGGCGCTGGTGGCAATGGTGGAGGTGCTGGCATTAAAGGATCTGCTGGTCAAGGATCTGGTGCTGGTTCAGGTGGTACAGGAGTTTTGAACGGAGCACTACCAGCAACAGGAGTTTTGGTATCTGGTAGAAATGGTGGAAGAGTTGAACCTTGCACCACAGGTTATTACTGGGCAACTCAAGGAAAAGCACCTTGTGAGAAATTAGGAAATATTAAATTCAGAACTGCAGAAGGTACAGAAGTTGGAAACTCTTCTCAATCAATAAACAGAGGATTTAAGGCAGATATTAAATATCCAATTGGTCAATATGGATATCGTTTCAATGGGGGTAATAGTGGTTTTGTTGGAAGTGGAGGTGGATCTGGAGCAATAGGAGGAACGGCAGCCACATCCGAAACTGGTGGTGGAGGAGGTGGATCTGGATACTCAAATGGTAGTGTAACTATTATCTCTACCACCAATGCAGATTTCCCTCAAGCGAAGGATGCTGATCCGTTTAGCGCAAAAGCAATCATACAATTACGGACGTAAAAATTTACTAAATAGTAAAAAATAGTGGGGGAAAGTGAACCCAAATGGCAATTAATAAAAATTTTGTCATAAAAAATGGTTTAGAGGTAAATACCAACTTAATCGTTGCTGATGCTGATAATGGCAAGATTGGTATAGGCACTACCACAATAACAGATACCTTTCATGTAAAAGGTGGAATTGGCGTCACCAATTTAAATGTAACTGGTGTTGCAACCATTGCTAATCTCAGGGTTACTGGACCCTCTACATTTGTTGGTTTTGCTACTTTTAGTGGTGATGTTTCTGTTCGCAATGACCTATTCGTAGGTGGCGTTCAGATTTTTGCTGGCGGTGGTGGTGGATCAAGTATCGGAACAGACGTTGTTATTGAAAGAAACTTAGCTGTTGGTGGCATGGCCACTGTTACAGCAGGCACTCTGAAAATTGGTACGGCAGCATCTACAGGAACTGCTAATCAAATACTTCAAGTCACTGGCGTAAGTAGTGATGTCTTTATTGGAGGTAAGGTTGGCATTGGTAGCACCAATCCAGTAGCAAAACTTGCCGTTGTTGGTAATGCACATGTTTCTGGTGCTTTAACAGTCGCCGGAAATTTAGATGTTGGTGGCGACATTACTTATGATGAAATTGTTGGTAGAAACTTAAATGTAAGTGGAGTATCAACTTTAGGTGTTACAAGTGTTTCCACACTAGAAGTTGCTGGTGTGTCCACATTCAGTGGTAACATTGATGCAAATGCTGATATTGATGTTGATGGTCACAGTGAACTTGATAATGTAAATGTTGCAGGATTCTCAACCTTTGCATCTAACGTTGATATTAATGCTCAAGTTGATATCTCAACTGACATTCTTGTTGGTGGAGCATCAACGTTTACTGGTGCTGCAGATTTCAATGGTGCAGTTGATATTGATGGTCATACTGAACTTGATGATGTAAATGTATCTGGTGCATCAACCTTCACAGGTGCTGCAGACTTCAATGGTGCAGTTGATATTGATGGTCACACTGAACTTGATAACCTAAACGTATCTGGATTCAGCACATTCGCTTCTCCAGTTGATATAAATTCAAATGTTCATGTATCTGGTGTTCTTACTGCTACAACTTTTGAAGGTACAGGTAAGGTAATTGGTATTGGATCTGAAGGAACTGCCATTGGCACGGGTGTCAGTTTCATTGATTTTAGATCATCAACTGGCACAGCGTTCAGTTGTCAACCCACCGTTAATGGTATTGCTACTGTTACGGTCACTCCCGGTGCTTCAATCGGTCTAGTAATCGCACTTGGCGGTTAATAAATACTTTTACCACATAAAGAACAATGGCAGAATCATTTTCAAATTCTTTAGCAAGGGCGGCAGGGATTGTAAGCACAAGTCCTTCTGGTTCCATTGGCATAACGACAACTCTTATTACGGGAATTTCTACCACCTCAGTAGAAATAGGAAACCTTATTGATAATGCAAATTTCATTGCAGGAACTAAGGTTGAATCAATTGGAGTTGGTTCAGTTACTGCTGATCGCGACTCAACTAATAACGCTGCGGCATCAAGTCAAAGTGTAAAATTCCTTGGAGTCACGACAGTTTATAGTTCACCTGCTGCAACCAAGAGTATTCTGATTGGTGGAACATTTGCAAATAATACTAACTCTCAAGTTAATCTAACAGTAGAACTTAACGATAACAGCACGGGAACTTCTTGTGCGATTGCATCTAAGATTCCTGTTCCTGCTGGAAGTTCTTTCGTTATATCAGATGCTGGTAAAACAGTTATGGAAGCAAATGATGCGATAAGAGTTTTCTGTGATTCGGCAAATGCAATTGATGTTTCCTTATCAATTCTTCAAGGAGTTAGCTGATGACAGTAGTAGCACAGGGTTATATTGGAAGAAATCCGGCAGATTCATCTGTCATCATTGCGAGACAGACTTACAGACCTACTGGAGTACAAACAGATTTTACATTTTCATCTGGATATACAGTTGGTTATATTGATGCATATGTAAATGGCGTAAAATTAATTGAGGGTGATGACTTTGAGGCAGGTGATACCTCAACGGTTGGATTATCAAGTGCTGCTCAAAGCGGTGATGTTGTTCAGTTAGTCGCATATAAAGCATTTAATATTGGTAATGTTACTGATGCAACTGGCGGTTTTACAGTTGGTAATGACCTAACTGTCAACGGCACTCTATTTGTAGGTACAGCAATCACTGCCAATGCTGGTGTAATAAGTGCTACTCAGTTTGTTGGTGATGGTTCTAATTTAACTGGTCTTGCTAACACCGATATCATCAGTGCTCAGAACTTCACTCTATCTGGTGTTGGAACATTCTCAAGTGATATAGATGTAGACGGACATACAGAATTAGATAATTTAAATGTAACTGGTGTTGCAACTTTCTCTGGTCCTGTATCAATTGCTGGGACATTATCATATGAAGATGTAACCAACGTAGATTCGGTTGGTTTGGCAACATTCCAAGCAGGGATAGAGATAGATGATAGTATTACACACTTAGGAGATACAAATACTAAGATCAGATTCCCTGCTGTTGATACATTTACGGTAGAAACTAATGGTAGTGAAGCATTTCGTATAACTTCTGATGGCAATGTTGGAATTGGTACTGATAATCCAGGAGCAAGGTTGGATGTTGAAAGTAATCAATCAGATACTGATACTGTAAGTGGTAATTCTGTATTTGATATTGCACACTTTAATGTTTCTGGTGGTACAAATGAAGCTGTTAGATTTTATCATGACGATACAAATAATATATCATATTTGCATAGAACAGATAATGGTGGAGATTTAGGATTTTCATTAAGGTCTGGTGGAACAAATACAGAAAGACTTCGTATAACTGATACTGGTAATGTCGGCATTGGAACTGATACCCCAACTGATCCTGTAAATTCGGGCAACTCTGCTAAGTTAGCAGTTGGTATTGTCACCGCAAGAGAATACTTTGGTGATGGTTCTAATTTAACTGGTATCTCAGTTGGTTTGACCACTGAAGATCAAAATGATTCAAACGCAGTTATAACCCTTGACCTTACAGCAGCACAAGATCATAGAGTAGTAGCAACTGGTATTTGTACAATCTCTGTTACCAACGGATCAGAAGCAGATAGTCACACAGTTAGAATTGTGAACTCTGGTGTTTCAACAGTTGGATTCAGCACATATTTCTTATTCCCATCAGGTTCTACACCAAATCTACCAACTGCAGATGGTGCAATAAGTTTGATCTCTTTCACAGTCCATAGAGTAGGAGTAGCAGGAACGCAATTACTTGCCGGTGCTTCACTGAATTATAGTTGAGGGAGGTTAGATAAATGCCAATAGCATTAACACAGGTAATCACAGAAGATAGAGCTTCTGGTGCTCAGGTTATTGATGGTAGTTTAAAGTTTGATGGTTCTCAACGTTTAGTGAGAACCTTTGCTAATAATAGTGGCACTACTTGGACTTGGAGTGCTTGGATTAAAATAACCGACTTTGGCACAGGAGATTTCCAAATCTTTGGTACTGTTTCTCCGCTTCAGTTTCATCATATTAGAAGCAATAATTTTGGTTGGACTCAAGCAACAGTTACTCAAAACGAATCAAATCTCCGCAGAGATCCAGGCGCTTGGTATCACCGTTTGGATGTATCTAATGGCACAAACATCAGAGCGTTTATTAATGGAGAACTTGCTGTAACTTGGACTCAAGCCTCCGTTGGCACTAATACAAACGTTGAACATTTTCTTGGCGGCGAATCTAGTAGAACATCTGAATTCTTTAAGGGATACTTATCCGAGGTCTACTTCGTCGATGGTCAAGCACTAACTGCCACTGACTTTGGTTTTACTGACCCACTCACAAATGTTTGGAGACCTAAAAAATATGAGGGAACATTTGGAGATAATGGTTTCTGGCTTCCCTTTGATGGAAACACACCAATCGGGCAAGATATGTCTGGTAATGGAAACAACTGGACACCAGTAAACTTTGGTTCTGCTGCATTAGACAAAGCAACAGGAGCATTTCCTATTCTGAATACTGTGAGTGGTGGTAAAGTTGCAACTGTTGGTGTAAGAACTGATACTGCTCCTGGAAATGGTCCAATTGGTGTTAGTACTCACCTTGTTCTTGCTCTTCCATTAGTTGGTGTTTCTAGTGATGTAAGTAATTTGGTTAATAGCGGAAGCACTGAAAAAGCTGTCACACAGAATGGTGATGTTCATGCTTCAAGTGATACAAGCATTTTTTATGGTGGAAGTTTTGAGTTTGATGGAAATGGAGATTATTTAGAAATTCCTAGCAATGCGGATTTTCAGTTTGGAACTGGCGATTGGACTATTGAGTTCTGGTGGAATGGATCAGCATCAGGATCTTATACCGCGCAAGCCACCACTTTAGTTTCTTCTGCTGAAGCAGGAACTTGGCGGGTTGGAACCAGATTCAATAGCGGAAATAGAGTTTATTTTGCCAGTAGTAATGGTAGTGCTTTTACTGATTTATCATTTGATGTCAATGTTAATGATGGAAATTGGCATCATGTTGCTGTTGTCAGATCTTCTGGGACCATCATTCCTTTTGTTGATGGTGTTAATAGAACTGCAGATTTAGCAAGTGGATCAGTTTCCGATACTCAGGATATGACTACAAGCAATCCTGTGAAAATAGGATATAATCAGAGAGATGATGCTTATATGACTGGTTATCTTTCAGACCTCCGCATTTATAAAGGAGTTGCAAAATACACCGAGAACTTTATCCCAGCATCCACAGACCCTGATATTCTTCCAGACACTCCATCAGGCACTGCATATAGTTCTAAACTCACAGAGATTACTGATGGTGCTGTGAGTTTTGATGGTACTGGTGACTTTTTAAATCTTGCTGCCAGCACTGACTTTGGATTAGTGGGGGGAGATTGGACTGTTGAGTGTTATGCATATATCACAGGAAAGAACGGTACGATTGGAAGACTTTGGTATTTGGAAGGTGATTCCTCTTCATCTATAGATGGTGTTTATTTTAGTGACACCAATATGTCTATGGGAACCACTAATGTGTGGAGTGTAGGTGATGGGACAGGTGGCGATTATGCTCAAAATAAATGGATACATGTTGCTGTGTGTCATGACAGCACCAATATGAGAATGTACATTGATGGCGTTCAAGCTTTAACAACATCAGAAAATTTTCAGGACTCATCATCAAAGAAACTTACTTTGATGTCCACAAATAATGGATCATATGCTGGTTTGGGTGAAGGATTTATATCAAACTTCCGTGTTGTAAATGGAACCGCACTTTACACATCAAACTTCACACCACCATCAGCACCACTCACAAATGTAACCAACACAACGCTTCTGTGTTGTCAGTCACCATCTTCTGCGACTGCTGCAGCCGTAACTCCTGGAAGTATTACAGCAAATGGAGATGCAGCAGCAACTAACTTCAACCCATTCAACACTGATATCAATAAAGTAAGAGGACAAGAGAGTGGTTATTGTACTTGGAATCCACTAAATCAAACTGGTTTGACTTTCTCAAGTGGAAATCTAACCACATCAGAACCTGGATCAAGTGGTGGTAGGACATATGGAACAATGGGTTCTAATACAGGTAAGTGGTATTATGAAGCATATATTGAAGATGTAGGAAGTCCAAATACTGGTGGAACTTTAATTGGTATCAATCCACTAACACAACCATCTTCTAATGCTCAGAATAGAACTGCATATAGATCAGAAGGAAGTATTTACGATGATAGTGGAACTAGTGTAGGTAACTCTGGTCTGGCTTATGTTGCGGGTGATACCATTGGCGTTGCATGGGACGCGGATAATAAAAGATTATGGTTTGCTAAAAATAACATATGGGTTTTAAGTGGAGATCCTACGAGTGGAAGTAACCCCGCAATAACTTATACAAATACAGAAACACAAGGTCCATTTATTGCTTATGATAACGGAACTGGAGCACAGGTTACTCATTGTAACTTCGGTCAGAAACCCTTCAAGTATGCTCCCCCAGAAGGATTCAAGACACTCTGCCTTGCCAACCTCCCCCGCCCTTCAATAGCAGCAATTTATCCTGAAAGGCATTTTAAATGTCTTACTTATACTGGTAACAATACTACCAGAAGTATTACTGATCTTGAGTTTCAACCAGATTTAGTTTGGATTAAAATCCGAAGTAATAATACTGATAGTCATGCATGGTACGATTCTGTAAGAGGTGCTAGACAACGCCTACAAAGTGATAATAATGAATCAGACGGACTTCAGGGAACAGCAGCATTAACCTCCTTTGATCGTAATGGATGGACAATGGGAAATGACGGTCAGATTAATGGTGCATCACCCCGTACCTATGCTGCCTGGTGTTGGAAAGCAGGTACAAGTTTTACACCTACTTTAACTGGTTTCAGTGCTGGAACTGCTTCGATCAATACTGAAGCAGGGTTTGGGATCTACGCTTTAACAGGAACCAACACGGCAAGTTCGTTTACCCATGGTTTGGATAAAACTCCTGAAGTGATTATCTGCAAAAATAGAGATGATGCTGAGGACTGGGTTGTATTTTCCCCAAGAGCTGATGGTCCACCAACTGCAACCGATACTTATTTAAGACTTAACGAACAAACTGATGCCAACAAAGGTGGTACTCAAATTCTAACAGGTAATACTTCTACTACTGTGTCAGTTGCTAGTTTTAATGAAACTGCCTCTAGTGATGATTACGTTTATTACCTCTGGCACTCTGTGGAAGGATTTTCAAAAATAGGCCGTTATCAAGGGAATGGCAGTAGCGATGGCACATTTGTTGAGTGCGGCTTCAAGCCAGCTTTTGTCATGGTCAAAGGTATAAGCACAACCAACGGATGGGGGTTGTATGATAATGTTAGGTATGAGAATAATCCCGTTAACGGACTGCTTTATGGAAACTCAAGCAACATTGAAAGTGCTTTTGTAAATCGCCCAATGGACTTTTTATCAAATGGATTTAAATGTAGAGACTCAAACACTAATATAAATGATAGCACTTCATATATGTTTATGGCATTCGCAGAAGTCCCATCAATGAATCTGTATGGTGCTCAACCAAACGCAAGATAAATAGGTTGATGACCACCACATCATAAATAACTAAAAAGTAGTATAAAATGGCAATAGGAAGACCCGTTACATTAACCTCAAATATTGCTTTTAAAAGCGTCAAGGCAACTGCAACGGCAGGGCAAACGTCTTTTACAGTTACTGGTGGTTATAACATCAACAAGATTGCAGTATTTCGTAATGGTGTTCGGCTTGTTGATACAGATGACTATGAAGCAAGAGATGGTTCATCAGTCACATTACTATCTGGAGCAACTTTAGGAGATAGTCTAGAGTTCCAGATTTTTGATGACTTCAGAGTTGCTGATGCTGTCACTGCAGATGGTGGAACTGTAAATGGTGATGTCAGTGTTGCTGGGGTAACAACTCTTACCAATGCAGGTATAAATGTAACTGGTGTTATTACCGCAACCAGTTTTGTTGGTAATGGAGCAAATTTAACTGGTCTTGCTAATACTGATTTCATTAGTGCACAAGACGTAACTGTATCTGGTGTTGTTACCGCAACCAGTGGTCTTAGGGTTGGAACTGCAGTTACTATTATAAACAATTCTGGAATTGATGTAACGGGCGTTATTACCGCAACCAGTTTTGTTGGAGATGGATCTAATTTATCTGGTGTTGGTGGAACTGATTTTATTAGTGCTGTAAACGTAACTGTATCTAGTGCTTCTACATTATCTGGGCCCGTATCAATTGCCGATTCTATTCTGCATACTGGTGACACTAATACTGCTATTAGATTCCCTGCTGCTGATACATTTACTGTAGAGACTGGTGGTAGTGAAGCAATTCGTGTTGATTCCACTCAAAGACTATTAGTTAATACTGCAACCACCAGAACTAATTATGATAATGGTAGCGTCACTTCAAACTTACTTCACGTTGAAAGAACTGCTGCAGGTGGTAATGCTGGCATAAGTATTTGTGCAAACACAACTACTGCTGACCTTGGTGCTATCCTTTATATGGGTAGAACTAGAGCAACCTCAGATGGAGATACTGATGTTGCTACCGATGATGATCTTCTTGCAAGAATTTCATTCCAAGGTGCAGATGGTTCGCAATTAGTTGAGGCAGCAGCTATTAGAGTAGATGTTGATGGCACACCTGGTGCTAATGACATGCCAGGAAGAATTGAGTTCCATACGAACTCTGGTTCAGCAAGTGCAACAGAAAGACTTCGTATAGATTCAAGTGGAGACATTACACCCGGTGCTGATGCCACACAAGACCTTGGTTCAGCATCACTTCGTTGGGCTAACATCTTCTCTGCTGACCTTCAACTCTCTAATGAAGGTTCTGCAAATGATGTAGATGGAACTTGGGGCAAATATACAATTCAAGAGGGTGAGGACGATCTATTTTTGATAAATAGGAGAAATGGTAAAAAATATAAGTTTGTACTGCAGGAGGTAAATTGATATGGCAATCTATGTTGTTGGATCAGGATCAAGCACATTTTTATCTGCTAGTTCTTCAGATCAGGGCACAGGGGTTGGTCTTGGAACCACTACCACGACAGGTCGTAATGCAGGTGTTGGCACTGCTATTGGAACTTTGATTTTTAATGCAACAACTCGTGCTATTGAGGCATTTGGTCCATCAGGATGGTTAGAAGTAAAAAACCTTAATGTTCTCAATGCTGAGGTGATGTTGATTGGTGGAGGCGGAGGCGGTGCTGGTGATAATGGAGGTGGTGGTGGAGCAGGTGCTTTATACTTCAATTCTTTACAAGAGATTACTGAATCATCATTCCCACTTTCAATCACTGTTGGATCTGGGGGAGCCAACTCCGGCCAACCCAATGGAATTGGGTTAAATGGAGGTGATAGTACCTTTGGTACTGTTACTGCTGCAGGCGGTGGTGGTGGCCGAAGTCCTGCTAATGGACCTCAGCCTGGTGCCGGCGGTTCTGGTGGTGGTGGTGCTGGTTCAGCGAGCGTAGTTGCAGGGGGCACAGCATCTGGTGCCTCTGGTGGTAGTGATGGTGCTAGTTCTCCAACAGCTGGATGGGGACATAATGGTGGAGATGGTAGTGGACCTGAACCTGGTGCTGGTGGCGGTGGCGGAGCCGGCGGTACTGGTGGTCCCGTTACAAGTCCAAGAGTTGGAGGTGCTGGAGGAGTTGGTCTTAACTATAGTATCACTGGTTCATCTGTAGGATACGCTGGTGGTGGTGGAGGTTATGCTGACTTCACTAATTCACCATCTGCAGGTGTTCCATTTGGTGGTGGATTAGGAATCAACGGTTCTGACAGTCCTGCACCTGCATCAATAGGTGTTGATGGAAAAGGTGGTGGAGGAGGAGCTTGTAGATCAGTTTCACCTTCAGACATTAGTAATGGTGGTGATGGTGTATGTATTATCGCCTATCCTGGAACTAGTTCAAGACTAACATTTAGTCCAGGCGCCTCTGTAGCTACAGATACTTCTGGTAGACCTGGATTTGTAGTCCATACAATATCAGCACCAACAGCAATCACAGCATTAGATTAAGAAAAATGAAACAGTATTTTGCTAAATTAGATGAGAATAATGTCGTACTGGGTGTAGTTCATAAGTACGATAATTTAACCAGACAGAGTATTATTGAACTTCTAAAGACGGAGTTTGATCATCCATATTGGATTGCAGCCGATCCTGAGAGTGGTTTTAGAAGAGGTGGTCGTCCTTCTAAAAATTGGAAATTTGATCCAACTAAAAATGCATTTATTCCACCAAGACCATACCCATCGTGGACGATAGGTGATAGTGATATTGTGTGGTCTCCTCCAGTAGCATACCCAGACGCCGCAGAAGGTGAAATTTATACTTGGAATGAAGAAACATATTATGCAACAGGAACTGGTTGGGTATTAGTTAGCTCATAAATATTTTCGCATATAACTTATTTGACTACATGGCATACAGAAAGTTCAAGGGTATTGAGTACCCAGTTCCTGGTGTAGATACTGCACTTCAAACTCTTCGTCCTGGTGCTCGTTGGGACTTACAAAACAAAACTTTTGTTAGTTGGGAAGATGATGAAGGCAGAGAACCACCAACTTGGGAAGAGATTGAGGAAGAACTTAAAAGAGAAGTAGACATTCACAATTATTATCTCTATGAGAGAAACCGTGATAAAGAGTATCCACACATCAAAGACCAGTTAGACATGCTTTATCATGATCTTAAAGCAGGTAATCTGAATAATGGTACTTGGATTTCTGCTATTGATGCAGTTAAAGAAAATAATCCTAAACCAGAAGGACCAGAACCAGTGCTGTAAATAACTCTGAGCATGATGTCTTTTTAATAATACATCAACCTCCCGCAAGGGGGGTTTTTTATTGACACAATAACTACAATCCTATATAATGTACTTGATGATATTATTTGTATATGGCATATCTTACTTGTTGGCACATGACCAACTTGCCGACTGAAATTGTAGAAATTATTGAGAAAGACTTACAGAAGCACGACGAGCACGCTCAAGATTCCCAGATTTCGGGAGCACAAGTGGATAAGGTCATTCGTAATAGCAAGAACCTGTGGATTCCAACTTCTCACTGGATCGGTGGTTGGTTGTGGTATTATATTGATAGGGTAAACCGTGAGAACTTTTGTTATGATATCACGGACATTGATGGTTGTAATATTCAATATACGCAATATGGTCCAGGGCAGTTCTATAACTGGCACCAAGACGCAGACATTGACACCTTCTACAAACCTCAACTAATTCCTGGATCTGGTACAAATATGAGTCAAGATCAGGTCACTATCAATGGTGAGTGTGTAAGGAAACTGTCGTTTGCTCTACAACTCTCTGACGCCACAGACTACACTGGTGGTGAAGTTCAGTTCCTTGATAATTCTGGAAAGACCTACTTTGCTCCGAAGCAACGTGGAACTTTGATGGTCTTTGACTCACGCACCAAACATCGTGTTCGTAAAGTCAAGTCTGGTCTTCGTAAGAGTCTTGTTGGTTGGTGTGTTGGACCGAGGTGGAAGTGATGAAACAGAAAGAGTATATATCAACTGGTGGTGTTTATGAAGAGGGATATCAGAGATCGGCCCTCCCAACTACCACTAATATGAGCAAAAATGAATCTTTTGAAAAGAATGGATATCTTTTCATATCAGGACTTGTTGTTAATCCAGAACTTCTTTACTGCCCTCCTCCACTGAATGAAAATGGTGATCGTCTGACGGGACAACTAAATTTTATCCGTAAAGATAAGTTCACTTATGTTCCTGATGAGAAGCAAGTTAATGGTTCATTAGCACGATATAATGTGCCAACGTATAAGGAACTCCACTATCTTGTCCGTAAAGAAATTGAAAATATTCTTGGTATGGATCTTCTTCCTACTTATTTTTATGATCGTTTCTATTATGTTGGTCAACAATTAAAGAGACATAGCGATAGACCTGCATGTGAGGTTAGCGTCACTCTTCAGATTAGCACTAATTCAGATAAACCTTGGCCTATTTGGTTTGAACGTCCTGATGGTAGTGAGTCCTATGTTTTAATGAAGAATGGTGATGCTGCAGTATATAAAGGATGCGAACGAGAACACTGGCGTGACTCACTAGAGTCAAAGTATGGTAAGTGGGAAAACAAGTGGCGCACAATTCGTAAAAAAGAAGATGATACTTATCATCACCAAATTTTCCTTCACTATGTAAACGCACAGGGTCCATTCGTACATCATGCCAACGACCGATAATTTGGATGAGGAGATTAAATTATCATTATGCAGATGGAATGAAAACTAATAAGTTGCGTATGATTACATCTTGGGATATGAAAGTGCTATAAATAAGTAAAAAAGTGTAGGAAGATAGATGGCACTATCAGATGCAACTAGATTAGCAGATTTTAGTTCAACAGTACCAAATTTTGGAAATATTAATTCAACTGGTGTTGTTACTACAACTCAACTACATGTCGGAACTGCAGTTACCGTTAATGCGTCTGGAGCAGATGTAACTGGTGTTGTCACTGCTACAAGTTTTGTTGGTGATGGTTCTAATTTAACTGGTCTTGCTACCACTGATTTCATTAGTGCCGTAAACGTAACTGTATCTAGTGCTTCTACATTTAGTGGTGATGTATCAATAGCAGATAAGATAGTTCATACTGGTGATACTAACGCTGCCATTAGATTCCCTGCTGCTGATACATTTACAGTAGAAACTGCTGGGACAGAGAGAGTTCGTGTAGATTCTGGTGGTCTGGTTGGTATCGGAACTGATAACCCTGCTAATAAAATTTCAGCATGTGATAGTCACCCTTCTTTAGCACCATCATCTGCTGGTGCTTATGTTGAGATTGCAAGAACAACAGGAGCAGATGCTGGTTTCCTTATTAATCATGCTAGAGGTCAATACCTAGTTGGTGTTGATAATTCTGATGGTGCTAATGCTCCACTTAAAATTGAGTTTGGTGCTGCTGGTTCATCTCACCCTGGGTTGGGAGCTACAACAAAAACAGTATCAATAACAAGTGATGGTGATGTGGGCATTGGAACTGATAATCCAACAGCAAAATTACACATTCAAGGTAATTCAGACACCAGTGATGCAGCATGTCAAATAATAATTGAAGACGAAGATACTACAGCAGGAAGTGGTATACCAAGTCTTCAATTTGTTGTTAATAGTGCCAATACTGCTAGAATTAGAGGATCTGATGATGGCATGACATTCTCTACCGGTGGTAGCAATACCGATAGAATGCTCATAAATACGGTTGGTAGTGTCGGTATTGGAACTAATGCAGCAGACAGAACATTAGATGTTCACGGAACTGTCATAACAAACGTTGCTGATCTTGGTAATGTTTCTGGTGTCACCACTCTTAACTTCACTAATAACAATAACTTCATATTAACTCTCACTGGCACAACTACATTTGCAGATCCTACTGGAATTGCAACAGGTCAAAGTGGAGTTATCATTCTGAAGCAAGATGGAACTGGAAGCAGAACAGCAACTTTCCATCATAATTTCAAATTTAAAGCAGGAACAGCACCTACACTTTCCACTGGTGTTGGTAAATCAGATGCTATCGCATACTACTGCTTTGAACCTCCATACATAGTTGCAGGCACGTTTATAGGTATAGGAACACAATGAACCCACTTGTTTCAAGCATTTTATTTTCCGATGAAACTACGGGTGCTAGTAGTGCAGACCTTGGCGAGACTATTGATCAGAGTTTAAGGTTTAGGAGTTCTCAAACCCAAAGTCTGACCCGCACGCCTGCTTCAGCCGGTAATCGACAAACTTGGACCTATAGTTTTTGGTATAAACCGGGAATCAGAACCGGGTTCATTGGCGAAACTGGCGTAAGTTCAGTAATTTTTCTGTCCGTCAATAAGGCTGCAAACAATGAAGAGTTTGCAGAACTGGTTCTTGAAGGTGATCGTTTAACATTTCAATTTAACACTGGTCAATCGTTTATCTTAAATCCAAGACAAAGAGACACCAGTGCGTGGTATCACTACTGTCTGGTTTGTGATATTACAAACGGCACATCTGATGATCGAGTTAGAATCTATATCAATGGCGACAGAATTACAGATTTTAGCGGTGGCTCAATGCCAGGTGCAAGTGATCAATTTGCTATCAATCTAAATCACGAGCACGCAATAGGCATAAGGCAGAATACAACTACAAATCCTCTTGACGGTCTTATGGCCGAGATTAATTTCGTAGACGGCACAGCAATTGGGGACACCAACGACGTAATTGATGAGTTTGGTAGATATAACGAAGATAATGTTTGGGTGCCAAAGGCATATGAAGGAAGTTATGGCACCAATGGATATCGTTTGACGTTTGATTCAAGTCAAGCAGGTATCTCCACTATTGGAATTGGCACCGATTCTTCGGGACAAAACAACAACTGGATCGCGCACAATTTTGACGGCGGTGATGTTGCGCTGTATAGCACTGGGATGCAAGCCAGCACTGGCAGCACTTATCAATCTGAAGCAGATAGAGCAGGCACCGTTACTCAACCTGAACTGGCATTTAGCGGTAGCACGGCCGATTCTGGAGCTCGAACAGCAAATGCCAACGAGTTTCTTTACTGGGTAGCACCTATTGCATTAACAGGTGTCACTAGCTTGCGTGTGTTTTGGAATGGCACAGCCGACGATTTGCACATCAATGGCGCTTCTGTTACTTACACAGACCCATCTTCTGGCGGTGCTTACCGTGATCTGACTGCTGTTATTCCAGCAAGTGGCACTATTTCAGAGATCGCTTACGTGCAAGGTAGTAGTGGCAGTTTAACTCGCATGTATGCCGTTGAAATTAACGGAACTGTTCTCGTAGACAACACCGACAACGACGTAGATTTCTTTGATACACCGACGAGAACTTATGCGAACTATTCTCGATTAATTCCAAACGATCCACCAAGTTTTGCCTCAGCTTACCTAGATGCAACAGCAATAAACAATGGCATTGTTTGGTCTACTCAAGAGTTGCCAGACAAACACCTTTATGCTGAATTTATTAGAGATGGTGATGGTGATCGCTTTGCTGCTGGTGTTGCTGATGCTGAAGATACATTTGACAAAGGTGCTGCTAATGATAATGATTATGCCTTTATGATTGCCTATTCTGAATTTGGAGGCAATGCCAGTATTTTCAATGAAAACACAACAGCAACTCAAACTAGTTTAACTGCTTATAGCACTGGTGATGTTCTTGGTGTTGAGTGGAGAGGTGATTTGTCTACTCGTCAAGTTAATTTTTACATAAATGGAACACAAGTAGGCAGTTCAGAAAACGTGGCATCTGGTGGTAAGTATTATTTTGCGGTACAACGTGCAGGTGGTACTAATCCTCCAGAGGTTTTAGCAAACTTTGGACAGATGCCGTTTTTAGCTGCACCTTCTGGTGTAACTAACACTGCCAACGGAATGCATACCAACATTTTTGAGGATCCAACAATCAAAAATGGTGAAGATCATTTTGTTACTGTACTTGACACAGGAGCAAACATAAGAGCAACGGCTGAAGCAACATTTACCAACGGTGCTTTCTTAATCCATACAAGAGCAGACGATGGTAACGATGCCCAGGACAACCAGTGGCAATGGTTAGACACTGTTCGCGGCGGAAACACTGCAATTACGTTCCCGTTTAATACATCTGGTAGTACTGGTAACTTTATGAGCACCTATGATGCACCAGAACAAAATTCGTTTGCTTATTGTTGGAACTCTGGATCACCTGCAATTAACGGTTTTGAAATTATTGAGGACAGCAGCCCAACAACTGGTAACAATGTTATTACCCACAATCTAGGCAAAACTCCTGAATTTATTTTTAGCAAAGAAACTAACAATAGTGATTTGGGAAACATATACCACGCGAGCATCGGTACTTCTGGTGGATTAACAACTGCAAACGCTACAGAGCACACAAATGCCTTCAGGGTTACAGCTGTTTCTTCTACTCAATTTACCATTGCAGATAGTGATTCTAGTAATCCGCAAATTCACTATGTTTGGACATCTATACCAGGGTTCAGTCAGTTTGGAGAATATGACACTGCAGAGGCTTTTGTTTACACAGGATTCAAACCAGCTCTGCTTTGGATCAAAAAAACAGGTGTTGCAGAAGGTTGGTGGACTGCAGACAACAAGCGGAACCCGACTAACCCTGTCCAAATCTATACACGATTGTTCGGTCAAGGTGTTGAAACCACAAGCTCAGGTGACAGAGACGTAGATTTTCTATCAAACGGATTTAGAATTAGAGGTACAGACTCGCAGATTTCGGGCTCTGCTCAATATGTTTATATGTGCTGGGCTGAGCATCCATTTGGAGGATCAAATGTCCCACCTGCAACAGCAAGATAAATAACTAAAAAGTAATAAGAAAATGTCTTACATACTTGACGGCAAAAAATTAAGACAGGGTAGATCATTCACTCACAATGGTTTTCAATACCCTGCTAATTGGTTGACATTATCAACTGATGAAGACAAAGCTGCTCTTGGTATTACTTGGCAAGTTGAGGAAGATACCTCTTATAATCCAAGATGGTACTCATCCAGAGGTGTTTGGAGAACTGATTTAGAAGATGATGGTCCAGATCCAAACACTGGTGTTACAACCACTGGACTTAAAACTCAACATAAAGAAGTTCAAGATTCTGAAGCATATGGATTCCTCCGTCCAACGGATTGGTATGTCACAAGAAAGTCTGAGGTTGGCACTGCAATCCCTGTCGGAATAACTTCATTCAGAAATGCCGTAAGAATTACTTGCGAGAGTAGAAAAGTTGCTATTTCGAGTGCAACATCTGTTGAGTCATTGTGTGGTATCACTACATTCCCCACACTTGCATGGCCTAAACAGAGTGATTATTCATAATGGTGTTCATTTTAATAAATAACTAAAAAATACCATGACAAGAGCCAGAAATTTATCCAGACTGGGTAATATAAATGCAATATCCGTTAGTGAAGACAATCTAGTTGGTATTGGATCCACTATTCCTGGATCAAAACTAGACCTTGGAACTAATAATATCTTATGTCAGAATATTAACTCTAGTGGTTTTATTACTGCTACCAATGGTATTAAGGTTGGATCTGCAGTTACCATTTTCAATCATGGAATTGATGTAGCTGGTGTAGTCACTGCCACAAGTTTTGTTGGTAATGGTGCTAATATAACTGGTCTTGCTAATACCGACTTTATCAGTGCTCAAGACGTAACTGTATCTGGTGTAGTCACTGCCACAAGTTTTGTTGGTGATGGAGGAAATTTAACTGGTATCGGTGGAACTGATTTCATTAGTGCCGTAAATGTAATTGTATCCAGTGCTTCTACGTTTACTGGTGACGTATCAATAGCAGATAAGATTGTTCATACTGGTGATACTAACACAGCAATCAGATTCCCTGCTGCTGACACATTTACTGTAGAGACTGGTGGTAGTGAGAGAGTTCGTGTAACTTCTGCTGGTCTGGTCGGCATCGGGACTGATAATCCAGATAGACAGTTACACGTTTTATCTTCAAATGGAACCGTTGCACACTTTGAGAGTAGCAATGCTAACACAATATCACAGATAGTATTTGAGGGACTTGGTGCATCAGCACCTCCAAACTTAGGAGCAACAGGTAACGATTTACATTTTACAACTAACAATACCGAACGCGGCCGCATCGACACCAGCGGCAGGCTCTTAGTTGGTATGTCTAGTAGCCGTGATCAATATAACAACACTACAGGTCAAGCCCCCAAAGTGCAGATTGAAACTGTTGCTGGGGAGCCTAGTAATACACTTGGCATCGCAAGAAACTCTGACAATAACGCAGAGTCACGTTTTGTTTTAGCCAAATCAAGAGGAACGACTGCTGGTTCCGCCACAAGCGTATCCAGTGACGACTCTATTGGCACTATTAGCTTTCAAGGTGCAGATGGCACCGATTTGGTGGAAGCCGCTGCTATTACCGCCCAAGTAGACGGCGCCCCTGGCGCAAACGACATGCCAGGTCGACTAGTGTTCAAGACCACGGCGGATGGGGCGAGTTCTTCGACGGAGCGGATGAGGATTGATAGCAGTGGGCGAATTGGTATCAATGGTGAATATGATCTTGGCGGTACTAATAGGATTTCGATTGATCCTACTGAAGGTACAATCGGTTTTGGAATGAACGGAAGAGAAGAGTACATAACAGGCGAAGGCGGTTGTTACATCTATTCTGGGTCTGGATCTAGTGGCACAACACTTGCTGGCGAGCTTGTTTTACAGTCGCGTTCCAACGTAGATCGATCTATTACTTTTGTAACGGGCTCAACTCCTACCAAAAGGATGGAAATCGCTGGCAACGGCAATGTAACAGTAGTCGGTGCTCTTAGTAAAGGTTCAGGTTCCTTCAAGATTTCGCACCCGCTACCCGAAAAAACTGATACCCACTACCTTTACCATTCCTTCATCGAAGGTCCGCAGGCAGATCTTATCTATCGTGGCCATGTTCAACTCGTTAATGGCACTGCTTCGGTGAACATTGATGAGGCGGCAAGAATGACCGAGGGTACTTTTGAAGCCCTTTGCACTAACGTGTGCTGCTTTACATCTAACGAATCTGATTGGACCGCAGTGCGTGGTTCTGTGTCTGGAAACATTTTGACGATTGAAGCTCAAGACCAAACCTCAACCGCTGATGTTTGCTGGATGGTTGTTGGTGAACGCAAAGACCAGCACATGCTGGATACCAACTGGACCGATGAAAATGGCCGTGTTATTACCGAGCGGCTTAAATCCGAAGTAGATGCGCCTGCAGAAGAGTAGTCCCCTTCACTACTGACCGCTGCGCTGCAGGAAGCAATAGAGCGCATCGAAACCTTTGAGGAAAAAGTGGCTGCTCTTGAGGCCGGCTAACCGTAGCTTTGCTGTTTTGCTTTTAATCACTAAACTAAAACCATCTTTTTCTGATCATGGCTACCACCTACACTTGGGATATTGCCCAGCTTGAGCGCGAGACTGCTGACGGGTATGTTTACACGGCTCATTACACCGTTGGCGCAGGTGATGGCACCTACAGCGCTGGAGAAGATGCAGATGTTCAGGCAATTTGTAATGCCGCTTGGACAGCAGAAGTCAAAGAGGCTTGGAGACTTAAGTTAGTTGCAACAAAAATTTCATAAACTAAATATACCTCACCTCTAAAGCGTTTCTCTAGTGTAGACACTGAACACATGTCCACTTTTGAGAAACTAATCTTCATTGGCACATTCATGTGGATGATGCAATGGGGAACAAGAGTCACTGAGGTTGCTATCCATGCTATGTCTTGAAATTACCGGTCACAATGCCCGTGTAAGGCGCTGTGAGGGGGTCGTAGCATGGTTCATTGGTAAATACCTTCCCAGACATCATATCTACGTTGAAGTGCTTCACAGAGGTCTTCGTAGAGAACAATCATATGGATATTGTTCAGTATCGGGAGAGATTTATCGTCCTCGTGAGTTTCTAATTGAAATTGATCCTAAACTTGATCTTGAACTTTATACAAAAACTATTATCCACGAACTTGTACATTTGCGGCAGTGGATTTTTGGTGTATTGAAAGAACGCAGGGGCAAAATGCTATGTAATGATAAAACTTTTAATGATTTAGATTACTGGGAATATCCACACGAAGTTGAAGCACATCACTTGGAAGAGGTCTATTATCTGGACTATCTTCTGGAGACTGGGCAGACGGCATAAATATTGATGCCTAACTGACTGCAATCTGTAAGGCGGGGAAGAGAAATCTTCCCCTTTGTACTATAAATATTAGTGCAGTCGGTTATAGCAGTTATGGAATACTATACTTACGCATTTTTGCGTGAAGATGGAACTCCTTATTATATTGGTAAAGGTAAAGGAAAAAGAGCTTATGACAAAAAAAGAAGCGTCTTTATTCCACCTA